CCCAAGAGTCTTGAGATAAGCATCATCACCGTTTGACAAGTGTAAATTAGATACGCTGCCCCAGCTTTTGGGCAAACTACCCAGATAATCTACGCTGCCGTCTTCTTTAACGTGTGCATACATTGCAGCCGCTCCTTGATCTTCATAAATGGCTCTTTCCAACTTCCATATTTCTCCTGTCGGAAGAGTGTGGCGCTATCATAGTAGGGTGTCACATCTCCCGGCAACGCCCACAGGTAATATGACAAAACAGGAACTACAATCCACGTTTCAACCCCCATCGCTGCCGACAAGTGTGCAACGCTGGTACAGGAACTTATTACTAACTCACATTGACTGATTGACTTTCTGGTAGTTTGCCAATTGTCCAACGGAGCTTGCTTCATACATCCCGGTTTCAATTCTGCATCTTTGTCCCGCTGTAAGGAGACACAATCGTGCCCCTTCACGGCATTGAACATTAAATCAGCGGGGAAGAACCTGTGCTGTTCGTGTTCAAACTTAGGGTTGCCGCTCCATCTAACTCCTATACGTCCCGGTATTGGGTCAGCAGTACGCTCAATATAAGACTCCCCTTTTAAATCTTCATACTCATATCCAAAAGGAACTACTGCTGACATCGAAGGAAGCCAATAATCGTGGTAGGCGGAGCAAGCAGCCTCATGCTCTACTACGGGGAACTTCTCCGCAAACATGGGAGCTAACTCAGGAGAACAACAAACTACCACACGGTTCCCACGCTCCTGTAAATCAAAAGCAAACCGATAACTCTTGATCTGGTCGCCAAGCCCACCTTCCATATTCAACAGGACAGTGCCTTCTTCTCCATTCCAGACAGGTTTGGTAGTGCCTATATGATGATTACCAAACACATCTTGGCTGCGCCCAACATCTAACAGCTTATGACCTTCCAACAGTTTACCTTGACGTAGCAAATACCAACCACGATTGAAAGCAGCACGAGGGCAATCGGGAGTTTTCTTTTCTAGTTGCTGGGCAAGTTCCCAACCCTTCTTGAAGTCTCCTCGTATCCCTGCTGCTAATTGTAAGTCAATCAAGCCCTCTTTTTTCACAGGTTCAGGCTTATCATTCCAGAACTCACCGCCTTGGAAATGCTCCCATAACTCTGGCCCTAAAATATCTTTGCGGGAGAACTCTTTCTTTTCTAGCTTCGGACGGACTTTGTGTAAATCAGGTATGCCCCATATTTCATCATCTTCAGAAACGGGAGGAAGATTATTGAGGTCATGTTGGAAACTAGGGAGTTCTAAAAAGTCAGCTACTCTATCTGCTTCTTTTTGAGGATTAGAAATTAAAGAATCATATTCCACTAATAAGAAGCATTCAGGATATACTCCATATCCTTCTTTCAGCGTACCATAAGATTTAAAAAGGTGTTGTATTACAGGTGCCGAATTGCAATATGCTTCTACATCAGGAGGGTTCACTAACTTAACAAAAGAAGAAACACACTCTGCAATAGGCCGAACAGTGGCAATAATTTTAACTTCGTTTTGCACCTCCAACATTTGTGCAATAGCTTCCGAGGAAGCCCATCCTCTTGATTTATCTATAATGACAGGCTCTGGACGATTTTCGTAATGGGCTTTGATGATAGCTTGTAAGACTCTGATAATATCTCCATCGCCATTAGCTAAACCAACCTGTACTTGTTCGTCCTTTCTCCATGTTGTAAGTGCAGTGCCAAGCATTTTCCCAAGACCACTCGTCCCACTTACATAAGTATCAGGCCGTTGCGACAGTAACGATGCTAATACAGTAGAACCTGATCTGGGAAGGCCAGCTAAAAAAATCATGATGTTACTGGTCCCGGTCCAATAAAGCCACCTGAAGTTCCGCCTTGTGCTCCCTGTCCAGAAATCCATTCAGAAGTATCTCCTATCTGAACAGGAGAAGAATATCCATTGCCTGTCATGGGTACTTCTGCACCCCAACCCCAGATAGTTCCATCTGTTTTAAATCCAACAGTCAAGTTCCGTGAAAACTTCCTTATGGAAGACCAATCCGTTAAGGAACCAATTTGCACAGGAGAAGACCTACCTGTGGTAGTACCATCCCCGTTCATTCCTCCATACGCATAGCCCCATGCCCAGATAGTTCCGTCAGTTTTTATCGCAGCCATACCAAGATGTCCTCCACGAACAGCACTCCAATTTGTTAAAGAGCCTATCTGGATAGGACTATCCGCATCTCCTGTGGTAGTGCCATTCCCGTTCATTCCTTGTGCAAAACTCCCCCATCCCCATAGAGTACCATCTGTTTTTGTTGCCATCACTGCTTGTTGAACAGAGTGCATATTTTTGGCCGTGCTGTTCCAAGTAGTCAGAGACCCTACTTGAGCAGGAGAAGATAGCGTAGTTGAATTACCATGCCCTAAAATACCATATGTACCATAACCCCATGTCCACAATGTGCCATCCGTTTTAAGAACAGCATTTGCCTGATAAGAAGAATTAGGCGTACTCCAATCCGTTAAGGAACCAATCTGCACAGGAGAAGAATAGTCAGTGGTGCTTCCTAGTCCTAATTGACCCACATTATTTCTCCCCCATGCCCATAAGGTTCCATCTGTTTTCAGACCTAGAGTATGGCTTTTCCCACAAGCAACTTTTGACCAATCGGTTAAAGCACCTACTTGCTGGGGCGCGGAAAAAGCCGTCGTATTCCCCAAGCCAAGTTCCCCATAAGTATTATTACCAGTTGCATATAACTCACCAGATGAATTTATAAAAAAGGCAGAAGCTAATTGATCCGTACTATAACTTCCTGCATTCTGAAAAACCCAATCCTCATCAGAGCCAATTTGAACAATGGTGGCTCTCCTGTCTACTGTGGTACCGTCACCTACTTCACCTTGAGTATTCCGGCCAGTACGCCACAGTTTTCCTTCCGTTGCACCTCCACCAGCACCAGCAGCACCCATCATTCCTCTTCGTAGATTAGGCATTTACTATTCCTTTACTATGGGGTTTTACTGTCGGCACTGGAAACCATTCCGTGCCAGATCGTGCCACCATCCGTGGTAATGAAGACCAGAATGTCGAGGCCACTACTCGTTAGAGTCGGTGCCGTGCCCCCGGCCCAATCTACGGAAGCTGGCCAGTTCACCGTTTGAGAACCACCGTTTGTAAGAAACAGGGTGAACCCGCAAAGCTCGTCAGAGGCAGTAGGATTGCTAAAAGTGAAAGTATTGGCAGAGGTGTCCACGGTTGCTACCACATTGTTCCCAAGGGTGAGATCGATGTCCTGCGTTCCACCACCCGTACTACCAATCGCGTTGGTGACTTCGCCGTAGTCTATGAGATTAATGCGGCCTACCTGATTGTCTGCCCCAGCAATGGCAGCGGCTAATGTCTGTACGCCAGAAGCTGTAAATGTTCCAGTAATGGCAGTGTTATCTCCAATCGCAACTGTGCCCGTCCCGTTGCCCTGTATCGTGACATCCCCATCAGTAGTCGAGGCTGTGAGCGTGTCAGCTTTTAAAGTGCTCATTTCGGGAACCTCGCTTTGATTTCTGCTACTTTAGCGGCCCAAGTGCCTACGGGAACTTCCCCTCGTTCTTCCTCCAGATGGAGATGGTCGGCTTCTTCTTTATAGGCGTTACGACGGTCAGATTGCACTTTCGCTGCTACTCTTGCGTCTGCACCAGCGGCCCAATCAGCTTCATCTCTTTCAATCTGAGAAATTTCTTCGGGAGTCAATTCAACATCGACCCCATTGACATTCTTATATCTAGGCATGGTTTATTCCCCACACAGTAAGTCGTCCTGATGACACATTGCCACTACCATAACTCCAGTTTACTCTGTCAATTGCTCCTGTGACATCAAGTTTCATCATCGCAACACCGCCGATAGAAACTCCATCTGATGCTACTCCGTACACCGTACCGTGCATTATGGTGTACAAACTATCGTTGCGAGATGTCCAAAACATCATAAAACCATGACTTTCCCCAGTATCATTCCCCCAAGTATCACCAGATGGCACATCTAATTGTGACCTTCCGGCTCCTTGACCTGTGCCAGAGAAAGCATCGGAGTTATTATGCTGTTTCATTACAAAGCCACTGTAGTTAGAAGTATTTACAGCAGAAGAAGTACCAACTCTAAATCTACCTTGCTGGGCGTCAGTAGCTGGAACCAATTCCGCACCGCCAACTACATAATAATCGTAAGTCGTACCGATACCTGAAACCTCAATACTTGCCGAATCACTAGCGACAGCAGTCCCGATTACTGTCCAAGCACCACCCCCAGCAGCCTGAAAAGTAGGCGCGGCTCCAGCACCATTACTAGTAAGTACGTGAGTGGCCGTTCCAACAGCCACCGTCGCTGGATCACCGCTTGCGTCCCATGTAATTAGCTCGCCGTCAGTTCCAGCCGCTAGTTTAGCCAGAGTAACGGCGTCATCTTGTATTGATGCGGTTGGTACACCAGCAGAGCCGCCTACCTTAAAGCCAGCTTCCAAGTTAGGGACGCCTGTGCCGCCGCCCGTGATGGTCAAATCTGTGTTATCAGATTTTGTTGTGACGGTATCCGCCTTCAAAGTACTCATATTATCACCAATGTGCCTTCCACAGTTAATGTAATTCCACTCGAAACACCAAGAGGTCCAGTTGCTGAAGCATTCTCGGTGGAAGTAATGGTAGTACTCAAATCAAGAGCCTGTTCATTAATCCTAAAGATGTCCCCAGCCGACGAACCCGTGGTGCCGTTGTCTCCTTTGAAATAACCCGCACCCGCTCCAATCCCACCCCAAGCAGGGCTTGCTCCAGAGTAACCCTCAAATTCAT